ATGGCCAAGTGTTCAGCCAATGTTGATTTTCGTGATCTGATGACCATCAGATCACGTGTCAAAGAGGAGGGGTTGTCGTTTCTAACGATAACCCTGCCCCAGTTTAGCAAGGACTTTGAACAAGCCCTTGCTGCTGGGAGCATCGCCCCGACCCACTTCCAAAGGTTCCCAAGGCTAGGGAGCCGTAGAAAACGGGGAGCAGTCCCTAAATTTCTTCAAGGAGTACTCAGGCGAATCTTTGACGTAACAACTGGAGAATTAATCCTCGATGAAAACCCCCAATTTAATGGAGGCGCTGTTGGTGCTTCTTCCATTCTTGTTGAATCAGTACGGCAGATATGCCGCGCTTTCGCAAAGGTGGAGCTTGAATGCACGAAAGAGCGCATACAAGCAACACTCAACAGCTTCGTCGAGGTCGAGCGGAGCTTTGAACAGTTTTCTCTCCGAGACGAGGAGGATGCTGATTTTCGGCAGCTTTCTCGTGTGTTGTGGGATAATATGGTGGCTGAGTGTAAACTTAGTGACCTATTTCCCAAGCATGGACCCGGAGCGACTGCTGAACGGATTTCTGGGAACCAGAAATTCGTCTGGCGTCGTTGGCACGAGCGTGTGGATACTTATTTCCCATTACTGGGATCCGCTTACCCAATAGGGATAGCGGGGAGTACACCATTCGCCCCTTGGTCTGACGTCGAAAGGCGCCAAACCTATTGGGATGATGGTGGGGACTGGGAAACCAGTCCCTGGAATCCACTGGTCACTCTTGTGCCGGAGCAAGACGAAGAACCCGTAAGGGTCTGTCTTGTTCCGAAAACGCTCAAAGCACCCAGAGTTATAGCGATCGAGCCTGTCTGCATGCAATTTGTGCAGCAGGGGATACGTGACTGGCTCTATGACAACATAGAGCGTTACGCGTTGACCGCTGGGCACGTAAATTTTCGTGACCAGCGAATCAATCAACGTCTCGCGCTAGCTGCGTCGAGCGATAATCGGTTAGCAACGATCGATTTGTCCGATGCTTCCGATCGTGTTCCACATGATCTTGCATTGGCCATGTTTGATGGCAATCCTGATTTAAGGGATGCCATTGATGCATGTCGTTCACGCCTTGCTGTGCTTCCAACGGGGGACCTGGTCGGTCCTCTTAAGAAGTTTGCAAGTATGGGTTCCGCCCTTTGCTTTCCTGTAGAGAGTATGTACTTTTACACCGTAGTGGTGTTATCTCTCTTAGATAGCGAAGGACTCTCCAAAACGCATCGCAA